CGCCGCTCGCCTTGTTGAAAAGCAGTTGGTTTACAGACGGCGTCCAATCGTCCATCGCCAAACGAAACTGAAACTCGATGTCGCCCGTGATGTTGAGTGCTGCCGAATCAGGCACCAATGCGTAGTTGCTCGACGAGCCTGGGAGGTACACATAGTTGGTACCCGTGTGCGTCAACAACAACGGCTCGTTGGTGTTCGACGAGGCCGACGACCCGTACTGGGCGTCGAGGGCGGCGCCGCCGCCGCCAAGATTTTTTGCTACTGCCATATCAGTACGGCTCCCTTGTGGCGTCAATCCAGAACGAAGCCCCAAGCAGGGGCATGGTGTCGGCAAGAGGCGGCCCGTCAGGTGCCGCCGCGTCAATCACGAACAGGCTCTCGACTAGGGCGGCAGGTACAGTTATCGGTGCCCAAGGCGGCCCGTCAGGCGCCGCCGCGTCGATCGTGAACAGGCTCTCAACCAGGACGGCGGGCACGGGTATCGGCGGCCAAGGCGGCCCTCCGTTGGGTGCCGCCGCGTCAATCGTGAACAGGCTCTCGACTAGGACGGCAGGCACATGTGAATGTGTCGTCGCCCAAATGTAAAAATCATCGTGGAGGTAATCTGAGGTGGACAAGGGCGCAAGGTAGGCTGCCCAAGCGTCCTGGGTGTCCAACATATGGGCAGCACGAAACCGTCGGAGAACAGCCCAGACGTTCTCCCCGTTTGTGGGGTAACCAACCGAGGCGAGTTTCGTTGCAAGATAATCGGCGATCATTGCGGCACCATCGGCTGTTCACCGTCCAACGGAATCCCGTCGGGCCCGAAAGGGGCACCGTCGGGGCCCATCGGCGGGAGTGGGGCTTGCAAGAACTGTTGCGGGTTTTGAACGCCAAACCCGTTCCGAAGGACATGTTCAGCGAGAGCCATCGGGTTTACAACACCCATCGAAATAAAAGGGGCCATCGCATCCATCAGCTGCATTGCCGACTGCCGTCGGAACGTTTCGTTCGACGGCTGGGTGGATCCTGCTTCTACCGAGAAATCGTAGAAACCTTCGATGAAGTCGCGATCGTAGTTGAACCACAAGTCCATTCCGTCAGGTCCCGTGACTCGTGCAACCTGTTCGCCTGTCATGAACTGTTGGCACAGCTGGATGACTCGTTCGGCGACGAGGCTCGCTGCACGCTCCACCTCGTCAAGTTTGTCGGATGCACGGCTGTTTGCCGAATCCTGGATGATCGAAGCTTCCGTTGCGGTGCGACGGATATTGGGCATCGCCCCCCGTGCATAGTCGGACACGCCGCTTACAGTGTTGATGTCGTTGGCGATCAGGCTCGATTGGTTGTAGAAGTCGGGGGGGAGTGCGGTGACGGGCATCGGGGTGATTGCCGTCGGAAGCGGCTCATCGCCGATGACGGGGACAAGGACGTTCTCGTTGTCCGATTCGAGAGCGTCGATGCCGTCGATGTCGAACGCGTCTCGCTTGTACAGCCATTTGCGTCGCCACCGTTTGCGGTCGTTCAGCATCTGTGAACGGGTGATGTTCAGTTCGTGCTGCAACGGTTCGATCGCTTCGAGATCACCGAGCGGGTAGAACTGGTCGGGGACATCGTAGTTTCGGAGCATCACAAACGGATGTCCGAACGCATACGGCATCGTCTGTGGCCGCACCAGGTAGCTTTCGCTGTTGTCAGCGAACACACACATGGTCTTGTTATCTACGTCGTAGTGCTCCCAGATGACAACATATTCGGCGGTTTCGTCCCGAGTCCTGTCCTTCTCGTCGGAACGGCCATGGTTCCGTGACCCTCGTTGCGAAGCTAGTTTCGACCGTTCGGTCTTCGACCACAGACGGTTCGCTTTCGCTTTGTCGAGGGGCATGTATATCCGCTGGGCGATCCAGCGGATATCTTCCATGCAAGTTGCGTCAGGGTTCACGAACACGTCGTGGGGAGACACACGGTTCACGAACGGATGATCGGCAAGCGTTACAAGTTGGCGGGTGGGGATCGCAGCCTCAACATCCTCAGGGGATGGCATGTCCCCGATCATGTAGGGGGCATCAAGGACAGCTTGTTCGATTTCGCCCATTTTCTGGGCAAACTCGGCTTGAAGCTCTTCGGGGTCGCGATTCGTTTCGGTTTCTTCGAACTTCCAGCCGACTTTCAGCCAGCCGTGACCGACCACGAGAAGGTCTTTGGAGGCGCGACGGAACTCGGGTTGGAAACGGTGACGGCGCCACAGGTAGTTGATGACCGCTTCGGTTACAACACCTTGTGCGGCGTGCTGGTCGCTTTGCGCTGTGACGGTGATCTTCGGATGAGAAACCGAGATGGCGGGCCAAATGACGTTGATGGTGGAGAACGCCAGGTTCACAGCAACTCGGTCGGCACCATCGACGTAGGCTTCGTCGAAATGTCGCAGGGCGTAAAGGTCGACGAGGCGTCGCCACGTCTCGTCGCATCGCTCGCCTTCTCGCCAGCGGCGAGAATGCTCAATCTGTTTCTGGTATTTGGCAAGACGGTCGGCAGCCGAGACAGTCATGCTGCATCTGCCTCGTGCAACCGCAGATAGCGAGCTGCAGCCTCAACGGTTTCCGCATCGTCGTTCAGCATTCCCAGCCCAACGTTGCAACGATTGCAAAGCCCCGCTCGCACCTTGCCCGTCCTGTGGCAGTGATCGAGAACGGTAGACACCCCGCCGCAGATGCTGCAAGGCAGAGCGAGCAGAGCGTTGTAACGCTCGATGTCGATGCGGTACACCGAGGACACCCGATGCTTCTTCAGATCCTCTTTGGATCGCGGCCTGCGATCGTACTTGCGGTTCTGCTCTCGTTCCCTTTCCCGATACTCGGGGTCGAGACGCCGTTTGCGACGGGCCTCATTGGCCCGTTCGCGCACACGTTCCTTGTTCACCTGAGCATAAATCTTGCGGTACTCGGGATGCGGCGGAGGCATCAAACCCACACTTTGCGTTTGACAGGGACAGGATCATGCCCGTTCCGTCGGCCATCTTCGATGGTCCGACGGTTGAACTCGCGATCCGTCACGTCACGGAAGAAGCTCTTGTCCCCACCTCGATAGACGGACCCGAACTGCACACCCTGCACATGGCAAGCGAAACAGATGTCCCGACCACCGAAACGGTCTTCGGAACGTTCCTGACCGCAGCGTCGGCAAACTCTCATCTTCAATACGTTCTTTATCGGGCGTGACGCCGTCGACGGTTGTGGTATCCGAGGGGTTTGTCGTGATTGCTTCGGGTAGCTTGTTTGTCTACCTGCCTCTGATACCAGCCGAAAGTTCCTGCGTCGTCCTTCACACCCATGCGCTGCTCAGGGGCCCTTGCCCAGAGCAGCATCTGGACAGCAATGGCGAGCGCCATCACGCGATCATCATGGGGGGATCCGCTCGTACGGCCGTTCTCGTCACGGACGTAGGTCCGCAACTCGGCCCGTGTGTGAGCGTCAGGGACGTTGTGATCCCGCAGGTAGGCAGCTAAACCGTCGACCACAAGAGGCTTTGACACATGGGTGGTACGCCACCCGTACACGTCGGTTCGAGACTCACGGATCGCCGACAGCCTCCGCTGGCGGAAGATTCGCGAGTACCCCACCCGTTGCAAAGCTTTGATCGTCGTCAACCCGTGATTGTTTGACTCGGGGCACACCAAAGCGGTGTTGTAGAACCGTCCGATGTCGGCAAGCACTTCGCCGAACAGATCAGGGTCAAGATGTCCGTGCCATTGGGCGACCATCTGCCCAGTGGAAGCGTTCAACACAAACGCACACGAGTAGTCTCCGTGCTCCAACCCTTCAGCGATGTCGGCTCCCACCACGTAAGTTTCGTCGTCTGTCGGGAACTCGAATACCTGCAAGTTCCCTTTATCGTACGGCGTGAAACCACGGTGGCCTTCCAGGTAACCTCTGGTGAACTCCCTGTCGGTCATCTGGCCGAGCACGTCCGTGTCGAACACGGTGCGCCCCGACTTGATGAACGCCTCGTCGGGGTTCGAAGGGTACTCTTGCGCCATCAGCCAGTCGGGTGTGTCCGCCGCTTTCGCGTCGTACCACTCTTGCGTACGGACACTGTCGGCGCTCCACGGGTAGAACATCGGCTTGAAACGGGAGAGGCCAGCTTCAGCTTTTACCCACAACTCGTGAAAGAAGTTTCCCCACCCGTTGGCGGTCGAAATGCCAATGCACCGACCGCCAACATCGGTGATCGGCTCAATCGAAGCCCAGGCACTTTCTGCGTCAGGGAGGAACGCCCACTCGTCAACGATGACAAGCCACACCGTTTCGCCTCGGGCAGGGTCGTTCGAAGATGGGAACGACGCAAGTCGAGAGTCGTTATCGAACGTTATCCGCTGCTGCGAATCGTCGACCACTGTCGGGCCACGGTCCACCATGAAAGCAGGCAGACCTTTCATCCCGTACTTTACTTTAGCCAGAAGGCTAATGCTCTCACGCTCAGTGCGCGAAAGCATAACGATGTAACGGTCGGCGTAACCGTATGCGGCCCAGAACACGAAAGCGGCAGACAACGTCGAGTAGCCCAACTGGCGGGCCTTCAAAACCAGGGTGTAACGGTTCTCCACCCAGGAGCGCACCGTTTCCTTCTGAGTGGGTCGAAGAATGAACGGGATCCGTCCATCCGTTGGATGGCGGATCGTCCAAGCTTCAGCGCAGAACTTCTCGAACGCATCGACCTTCGTGTCGATGTCCGTTTCGTCCCAGCGGGGGAAGAACGTCCGCCAACGCTTCTCCAACAGGAGAGCGTCAAGTTCACTCATTGACTACTCGGAGTCGCCGACCTGCCTCTGCTTGAGCGGCTTCGGCGATCAGGGCTTCCAGTTCCTCGTCGCTCAGATCCGAGTTGGTGTCCGCCCTTGTGATCGTGACGGTGGGCGGCTGGAGCCGTCCCGAGGCTTTCAGGAACAGCTCGGCTGCTTTCGTGTCGCCGTTGATAGCGCGATCGAAGATTGCGTCGTAGACCGCTTGAGCCCGCTCAGGGGATCCCGTGAGCTGGTCGACACGGGCATCCCACGTCGGTTTGAACGACGGGTGCTGTTCCCACTTGTGGAGGGTTTGGAGGGTGACCCCGACTTTGGCGGCGAACTCCGCTTTGGTTTGCGGGATGCGTTCTGGGCGGGGTACGACCAGCCATTCGATGTAGGCGAGTTGCCGTTCGTCGAGGGGGCGAACGTCAGAATCGGATCGGTGACCGATCTTTGCGGCCAGGGCGGCTTTCTCTGCCGCTGAGCGAGGTCCACGGAGTCCCATCAGTCTTACCACCCCCTTTGGGCGTACTGCTCGCGGCCGCTGGCCGCTCGCACGCCAGAGGCCCCTGTGAGGCTCTCTGAGGGGCTCTGGGCGGCGTTCGGCTATGTGGGTAGCCCAGAGGGTTCTACGGGGCTTAGGGGGCCTTCTACTACAAACGGTAGATACGGGAACAGGATAAGATCACCAAGCCTGAAGCTTGGTGATAGTACGCATGCGACGACCGTCACCGTCGATTGTAAGAATCTTGTTACAACTGTGTTACAGAGTGAGGAAATCCCAGGTTTTGGTACGCCCGTTCTGGTAGTATGGGGGGGGGAA